GTGCTGAACCCATAGACGCGTATTTGGCTAACCGAATGGTTTTACCATTTACGACAGCCCGTCTTGACCTAGTAGCATCGACAGCCCCTGCTAAAAAGGGCCACCGAGCTATCATAGTCCGAACGAGCTGATTCGAGACACGATCGGAAGCATCGCTTAAATCAAGCGTTGCGGTTCGGTTATCAATCGAACCTTGTTTTGCCATTCCCTGATTAGGGGTTTGGTCATCAAATCCGATCAGTTTCCGCAGGAGTCTATCCCGTTGGAAACTTTTTGTGAAACTGCGGTAGACCGCCTGCTGCATATATTGCATGCAGGTTGGTTCCATCGCAATAACACGAGGTGTCTTGAGCGTCTTAGGAACAAGAGTAACCTTCACAGGTTCCTCTTCTCCGGGTTCGAGGACGTTCATATCATCCAAAACGTGCGTAAAACGCCAATTAGGGATGATATAGTTTTGGGGAGGAAAAACCTCCCCTAACCGCCTGGTCCAGGTAAGCTGATTGTACTTCTTGTTTCCAAGAAGTCCATCAGCTGTAGATCCCGGTCCATGCTTTGGTACCAGCCGAGCGAAATAAACCTCTCGGTTCATCCGCTCGAAAAGCTGGCCAAACAGCAGCTCCGACATTACACGGAACTCTTCGAGATCACTCTCGTTAAGTTCCGAGTCGAAGCGGCGAACGTCCTGCTCACACTCGATGTAGCCATCGATCGCAGCAGCCATCCGTGCTGGGGAGCACGGCAGCTGCATCTTACCAAACATCAGCGTTAGCTGACGCAAGGCAAGAATAGCGTCGATGTCAGGCTCATCGAGTAACAAGCCACTACTCCGGTCGAACACACGGTTGAAGAAACCTCCTAAAAACAGGGGGAAACTTCCTCTACGTCCATTACTGAACGCAGAGTGGATACCGACCTGACCCAGGTCAAGCCATTTTTGGATGGCTTTTCCAAAATCAGGTAGGGTTATCGTTAAAAACGACAACCCCTCATGTTCGACTCGCCTCGTGACGGTATTAATGTCACGAGTGGCGCTCGTGCAACATCTGCTAGCCGATTCCTCAGCTAGCATGGACCAGAGTGACATCAGGCTTTTCACCTGTCCCTTTTGCAAGGGGTAACCTCCTCTATCGAAGGTTCAGGATCCATAGCCCACGTCACTAAAGGTTACGAAAAGAGAGTTGCCTGACGGCAGCCCTCCGGCAACCTCTCATTCAGGTCCTGCACCCCAACGAACTCGTCGGCGACGACGTCGTGAATCACGACGCAGCCATCGATGAGGGTCGCAGGGATGTAGCGCATACCCGCGAAGCGGTTACAGCGAACCCACCAGGCGTTAGCCAGGCGGGCCACCTTAAACGCGTTTCGCAGGTTCGGGGACATATCGTCCCCGGGAATTATGGAACCCATTTCTGGGCACTCCTTTCTTCTCGGGGATTACCCGAGATTGCTCTCGGGAAGTCCCGAACTGTTTGATTAGTTACCTACGTAGCCACCATGGAGTGATGCTCCGAAGAGCACGAACCTACCTTACGGCGAGACCGTCACGTACCTATTCCGAGCAAAAGATGCTCGAACCAGGACGTGTTAACGATCTCCCTAAACGAGAGATGAACGAAGTCAAAGACCACGACCACGAGAAGGACGGTTTTATAGCCGACCTTCAAGCGGACTTGGACCTCTGCTCCGTCACCTCCCGTAGGAGGTTCAGAACGGTGGACGGAAAGCGACTTGTCCGACCCTTCCGGGCCAGACTCGTCGACAGACCGCTCACCATTCCCACCACTACGACTCGCCACCAAGAATCTTGGTGACGACCGCGTTCGAAGTGGCAGTGAGCTGGGTGTTAAACCCAGTCCAAACTGCCAAGGCCTCAGCGCCCGTATAGCCGGCGGGCGGAAGATCGAAGACGGTGTAAACCGCCATTCCGACCTTCACGTTTTCCGTCGGCTTAAAGACGTCTGCGGCCATCTTCGCATGGTCGATCCGGATCAAACGCCTCGTTCGCTTGCCATAGGCATGCGACGCGAGGAGCTTGATCAAGCCGTCCGAGCTCGTGTACTCCGACTCATCCTTATCCACGCTAGTGCGCGGCAAGGAGGTCGTTGTACCCGAGATCGTAACGGTTTGTGGATCGGCTAGTGACATAGGCATCACTCCTAGGAGCCCGAGCTGGGCCCCCAATGGCGTTTTAACAGTGCAACATGCTACCGCTAACTCCGGGTAATACCCAGAGCAGCGGCAATGGAGAGCTGTTTCGGTGATAAACCGTCCCAGCTAACCCCGAATCCAAAGGGGTTGGCTCTCCGCCGCGTTTTCGTCTCAGTAAACAAACTGAGGCTCGACGTGACAGGGACAGGCTTCGCCCCCGAATATATAGTATCATTCGGGAGCTGCCGGACATAGCTATCTTCAACGATGGTATGCTCCATCAGGTAGCCATATCGCACAACAAGACCGTCATTGGCGATCGAATCAAAATTGGAGACAATGTCCCCAACATTCGAAAACCAGTCGACAGCCCAGCTCCAGGGAGCAAGTTGCCAGAGAGTATCTGGGTCAGGTTCAAGGTTAAGGACCGCCATTAAATGACGGGCCTTTTGCACGTACTCTTCCAAACCATCTGCCCGTTTATCAAGCGGGATTTTGGTAAAGTAGAGAAACGCACCCGAGAACCAGACATCGCGTTTAATAGTGCGCGATCTAACTATGTTCCCAGTTCGAGCAAACCAGATAGACGAGTCGGTCGTTTCTCCTATATAAGGAGGGGCACTATGACTCACTGCCGAGCTTGCTTGAACTTCTGATGGAAAGGACCAGCGGCGACGCACAACCTTACCGGCATCGCGGTTCCATTGCCGAATTAAATCGGTATATGTCTCCACGACGACGGAAAGTTTTGCGAGGTCGCTGATCAGTGGCTTCCAGCCGAACTCTATGTTCAGGTGCTCCTCGCCCGCAGCTTTCGCTACGTGCCAGGCGTCGATCCTGTTAAGGGCCGACTTAACACCTACCTCCAAAAGGTTGAGTGAGATACGGGGAAACCCCTCTCTCAACTCACCTAAGAAGGCGGCTGTATCCACTTTGGTCAGTGTGGGCTTGGCTTTACTAATAGCCTGCGCTCCAAGCTGGTTAAGCCTGGAATCCGACGAAATACTCGCCGGAGGAAACGCGAGACCACCAGGGTGACATGGGAGAATCGAGCCATTAAAACCGACTCGAAACGCCCAGTCACTGGCCATTATGGTGGGCTGATACTGCTCTAAAGAAATGTTCTGCGGGAAACCCGCATACCACTTCTTCTGAGTGTAAAAGTCTCCACCAATATCCGAGGTCTTGGATGCTTTATGTCCAAGCCAAGGATGTCCACTCGACACAGTTTCCTGTGTCCCGTTAACCGGCGTCCACGGATACGCAGTTTTCACCATCGGCACAACTCCCGCTTTAAGCGGAAGCGCCGTAGGTGAATAATTAATCTGCGTCCGAGAACTCTCTCCCAATTGTAAAGGGAGAAGTTTACGCTTTCGCGTAGTCGTCGGCAAACGGCATCAGAGCTCCTTCGGTCCTCCCGGGTACTCCCGGGAATCTTTCACCAACACAATCGAGACCAAAACGGTCTCGAAGACATAGGTGAGAGGTATGTTGCACTGCGCCGGATGGCCCCCTCGCGGGGGC